GTTAGGCACAAACTGTTTTCCTTTACGAGAACCTTCTCGTTTCTTGCGATCAGTATCTTCACGTTCTTCTTTTGAAAGTTTAGCCCACGCTTTTTTAGGAAGATAGCGCTTGGTCGTACCGTCTTTTTGAATTGCTTTATCTGACATTTAGTAACCCTTGAAACATTCCAAGACCTGGTTGGACTTCAACTGGTACTCTCATTTGTGGAGGAACACGTCTTGGCCTACCATCAACGCCCACTTCAATAGAATATTTTTCAGCCCCTGGTCTTTCAAATACTTCAGGATTAACTGGATTTGTCTTACTAAAACGAAGCATGCCGCTATACCCAGCTGGTGGTGTTAAGCCTTGTGCATCCATTAAGCCAGGATCATAGCTGCCTTCAACACCTATCTTATATCCTTTTTCGGCTGCGCCAATAGGAATAGTGGCCCCTCCGCTAACAGCTCCTGTTGTTGGATTGTATGTTGCATTAATATTGGTTCCGTAAATATTTCTATACCCTGCTTTAATGGGAATATCGGTTACATATTTAGGCTCTGGGCCTCCTGTAATGGGTCCACCAAAGCCAGGGGGCATCATTCCTCCTCCACGAGGAGGCATGTTTCCTACTTGTAATCCTTCTTGTTTTAACTGTTCAGGAGAAAGAGTTCCTTCTAAAGCTTCTAATGGAATACCGTCCATATTTCCTACTGCCTGTCCAGGTATCGGTGCCTGTGCAAGCGTAACTGGCCTAAATGAATTTAAACGGCGTTGATATGGATTCATTTTTACTTTAAAGTTTTTATCATTTTAAATCATTTATTTATTTATTTATTCATATACTTGCCGGCAAGCTTGTCAAGTTTTTTAGCTTGGCTAGCATGCATCTTGGCACTTCCTTTTAACTGCTTAGAAATTTTTTGTAAGTCTTTTTTAGCTTGTTTCATGATTTTTTCTCCTTAGCTTTTTTGGCTGCAGTGGCAGCTTTCTTACCTTTTTCATATTGATCTTTGGTTTGCCAATCTTCTTTACCCCATTTTTTTAGATCTTTTTGTTTCTTACCTTCACCACCCTTGTAGCCACCTCCTTTCTTTTTATACTCAGCGGCAACCATTTGTGCTTTACGAGCTGACCACTGACCAGGTTTACCACCCTTGCTGCCAGCGGTAATGCGCTTTTTAATCGATTCGCGCAGACCAGGTTTTGTATATTTAGAATCGTCTTGTGCCATTAGCTTACATATTTTCTATCAAAATTAGCTGGAGCCTGAGCTAATGGAAGTTGAGGACCAGTTCTACGCAAAAAAGCGTCTGACTCATAAGGATTATCTGTGCGTTTTCCTTTCTCGTAGATTTTCTTTTGTTTCATTTGATTGCGATGAGAGGCGGGATCAATAGGAGGCAGCATTTGTGCAAGCTGTTGTACGCCGCCATAGTCTTGCCCTGGATAATAAGGCATTTGTGTTGGATTTAATAGTTCACCAAAATATGGAAGTGTTTGAATGTTGCCAGGGGCACCAGGGATGTTTAATCCTCCGCTATAGCGAGGAGCACGATTAAATATATCCCTGGGTATTTCAGGCATTCGCGGATTGCCATATATATCCGTAGGATAAGCTTCTTGATCTGTCAAAAAACCACGGCCAGGATAATACGTTCTAGGAATTTCATCCATTATCATTGGTGGTCCTTGACGTTGTTCTACGAAATTATTCATCTATTGAAAAACTTTTTATTATTCTAAAGGTTCATAACCTCCTTCACCATTTAAACGTTGAACAATAATTCCATCACCTTTAATATTCCACGTCAACAATGTGCCTGTTTCCCAGCCCAAAGTCTCAATAATTTCTTCAGGCAGGGTCAAGAAAAGATCCCCGTCCTCATGTTCCTCTAATTCTATGAAGTAACTCATTTGGCTAGTATCTTTTCCATTAGTTTATCAAGCTTATTATTGATTGAATAAAATTCTTCATTCATTTTTTCCATCTCTCGGATATAGTCCTGTTTAAGGACATACTCTAGCGGCATTCGATCAATACGATCTTCCAATGCTCGCATTCGTCCGAAAATTTTACTTGTGAACCAACCAGCGCCTGAGATGGCTGAGATACCCAAAGCAACAATTTGTTCCATTAGTAATCAAGCTGTAGTTTACCTTTACGTGTTAAACCGGTAACAAGCCAAACTAAAGCATCCACACAATCGTCGTGACTACTAACTCCAAAATTAGTTAGTTCTTCAAACATTGCCGTAAAGTTTCTGTACCGGTTAAATACTATTTTACGATCCTCAAACATTCCCATGATGCCCCTGAATCGTGCTAATTTATCTGCACGGAATCCTTTTACTGGGTGCCAAATCAAATTATATAATCCTTCATTATTTAAACATATTCGTTTAAAATCAGCTTCCAGGGAGGCTTGATACTGTACTGCTTCTGACCAAATATCACATGTTGAATAAGTAGGGAAATAGGTGCCATCTTCTTGACGACCTACAACTGACCAGTCATTAAGTAATTCTTTTAAGGCATCTAGTTTTTCTAGATTACCCATGACACGTAATCTTCTGTAATCAATAATATGAATTTTATCTCCAATTCGACCACCTAACACCATAACTGTATAATCGTTTTTTTCTTTTGTTCCGGCAGAAAGGTCAACTCCAATGCCCAGCATGTCAAATTCAGTGGCAATTTCTGCCTTTACCAATAGCTCTGGTGCCAAAGAAAGTTCATTTTGTCTAACGATTTGATTCATGTACTGAAAAGAAAAAGCAACGGGTGCTTGCCTTTTTTTCTCTTTCAGGTACTCTAGGGACCACATCTCAGGCCAATATGATTCTTCCTCGCCGGTTACATCGTTATTCAAAATTGCAGAAAGAACGATTTGCGTCCAATTATTTTGCTGACAGAACGTGGTCGAATGAATGTCATCATGACGGAAGCGTGTACCAAGACAAATTGCACGACCTCCCTCAAACATCGTTGGAGCAATCACAGCGTTCCAGTTATCCTGCATCATTTTGCGGATGTCTGGGTTGCCAATATCTGAAGCAGATTTTATGGGGTCATCAATTATCACAAGTTGAGAACGCTTTGAAGTAACTGAACCTTTTAGTCCAGCGGCGCATAAAGTAAATTGTTCTTCGCCTGTTGTATCAATGCCAGCAAACTTATGGTCGATAGACCAGTATTCATTGCTGGTGACATTTTTAAGTAGCTTAACGCTAGGGAAAACTTCTTGATATTTTTTTGATTCAATGATTCGTTTAATTGTTGCTGACTTGGAACGTGCAATATCAACCGTATAGCTAAGGTAAAGGATCTGTAAGGGCTTCTTGGCTTGCGTATGAATACCAATAGCCCAGGCAGTAAATAAACCTAATACAGTCGATTTTGCAGATCCCCGTGGTCCCAATAAATCAATATTAGGACCTGCAATTTTTAATAAACAAGAACTATTATTGTTTGTTACTAATTGACGATGCCATTCTTGATGATGTTTAGCCGGTGGTTTATCAGCGACGTATTCACAAAAGTAACCAAAGTCCTCTCTTGCTTTTTGAAATAATTCTTCTTTACTGCTTTTACGAACTTTATGTTTTTTGGCAGCAGCTTGAGCGTTCCGTCGATAAGCAAGATGACGATGAGCAGGCACTATTTAACCTCTTGTTATCTAAATAGTACCTTACTTTTTGTCTGTATCCTTACCTTCTTTCTTATCTTTATGTTTTTTGGCTGCTTTGGCTGCCTTTAAACCCTTTTCAGCAGACTCTTCTGCGTCCTTACCTTTCTTAGATTCATTCTTTTTTTTAAAGTGCTCCAGGAGCTGAGGAGGCATTTTATTTTTTTTAGCCATTTTATTTTGAGCGAGCGTTTAATAGTTGTTGGAATTTATCCGAAGGATTAGGTCCAGGTTCAATTGAGTCCTGGTTACTTGGGGAAGGAGAAGGGGCTAAATCAGTCTCTGCATTCTGCGGTGGCTGATTAGGCAATGTAGGAACATTATAATTCCTATTCTTCTCTAGGTCGGTTAGCATTTGAATGACCGACATTCTAGTAAAAGAAGGTTTATTTTGTTCCATACATATTAATCTTCAAATTGCATTCTAGCCCAAACAGACATAGATGCTTCTTGTAACGGACCTTCAATAGGATCATCTTTAAAAATAGAAGCGATTTCTCGTAAAGCTCGATCTGCACCAGCCATTAAAAGTCCTTTGCGATCACGAGAAGAAACAAATGAATCAACCTGGGAGATAGTGCCACGTAATTCTTTTTGCATAGCAGCAATACGGGCAACACCAACATCTCGTTTAACCGCATAATTTTCAATATCCATTCTTAACTTTTTAATGTCTTCTTGCATTTCTTCAATTTCATGCAACAAAACTTTGAGATGATCTGGTTTAGAAAAATTATCCTTTAACCATAAATCAGTGGCAACAATACTGCTGTCGTATCCGAGAAATTTAGCGTATAAATAAACTTGTATAACAGAAAATGTTTCTTCTGCAAAAGAGTAAAAAGACTCTTTAGTTGCACTGTCTAAATTATCTACCCAATGATTAAATACTTGTAAATCAATATCAGAATCGGTAAGCCTGTTGGGCCTGGCGGTAATCCCGGTCTTCGTCTTTTTCAGAGAATTGCTGCTTTTGCTCATTAGTCTTACGTTCTTCTTCTGCAAGATTACTTTGTTTCTTCATGGTAGACCCAACAGAAACATCTTGGAAAATTTTTACTGCTTTAGCTGCTTGACGTGCTTTATCTTCATCAAAGAAAACATTAGTTACGTCATCAGCGTCCTCATCATACATTGCACTGATGTTATCAGCCATCTTTATTGTTGCTCCTAAAGAAAGTTGAGTCTTCGTCTTTGTCTTCCATGGGGAAGTTATCGGAAGAAGACTCGTTTAATGCCTTTTCCTTTGCGTAGTCATAAGCAACTTGTGCTGCTTTTTTGTAAGCATCAAGCTCCCCGCCTGTTGTGTAATTTTCAGCAGGAGAAGGCTTTTTCACAAAACGATCAGAAGTTGCTCATCATGGAAGCAAGACCCTGTGAATAGATATCACGACGGCCTTCAACAGACTTCTGACGTTGCTGACGCATCTTGGAACCTTCTAGCTTACCCAGGAGTGATTCAAAGTCTTCGATGGGCACCGTAGCAGAGCCCATTGCCGCATTAATTTGTGCCGGGGTGGCAACACTTTCATTTCCTGTATCAGGATCTGTATAGATGTAATCGCTTCCGTTCCATTCAACAGACATGAGTTTTAAAAATTACACTATAGAAATTATAATACAAACTAATCAGGTCAATCAATAAACTTTAAAAACCCATCGCCATCATCATATTTGCATACATATTTGTTTGTGCGATATCCTTATTGGCATCAGCACGAATTTGTTCTGTTTCTACATCATAGCGTCCTCTTGTTGCAATACCAGAAACACTGTACATGCCTTGTGTTTCAGCAACTGCAACCAATCCAGAATTAATAATATTTTGAAGGTTTAAACCATAGGCAATATCTTTATCTTTGAAATCTCTTAAACGAGTATCTTCTACTTGTGTTGTGTACTGAACTAGGTCACGCTCACGTGCATCGCCTAGCATGGCAATATCGTATTGCGTATCATATCCATATGTTTCAGCCCCTGCCCGAATACCTTCAATGGCTGCGCCACCAGCATTTGCTAGCACTTGAAGGTTGTAACCTGCGGCGTTATTTATACTATTTATATGTGTTTCGTGCGCCTGGCGATCTTCACGATCTGCATCCATAAACCCATATAAAATTTCTTCACTTCCTATATATTGATCTGCAAAAGCCTGAGGATCAGAAGAAGGAGCAGCAACAGTTTCTGGTATTGATCCACTATCAGTTCCAAAATAATTTCCGGTATCTCCAACAGCAGTAGAAAAATAATCATTCGTTATTGGCGAGTTATCAATTTCAGCAGGTGTTACCGTTTCTAAAGGTGATGAAAAGTTTTTATCCTTGCTTGCATAACTAGTAGCTTTATCTCCTACAGTTCCCTCGTAACCTTTTTTACCGGCTGCTGCTTTGTCTAAAAACTTTTGTGCCTCTGCTCGGGAACCACCTAAAGCACTAAAATCTCTTAAATCACTTTTAGTGATCTTATCATCGCCACCATATTTTTTAATAAACTCTTTGTAATCCATTTACGCTAACCCCTTTTCTTTTGCAAGTGCTGCTGATTTCATTCTAGACGCTTTAATCGTATCAGGCATTCTAAACAATAAAGCGCCTGATTCTGGATCAATTTTTCCCGGACCAAAACGAGACATCAACGCATATTCTTCAGCACTCTTAGTTCTATATTCAGGGAATAAAGCAGCAATTTGTTGACTTGCACCGGAGGTAATACTAGATGGTGATCCAAGCTGTCCGGAGCGTTTTAAAGACTTATAAGTGTCGTCAACAAAACTTTGGCTTGGTGTTTGGCCTTTAGAGGCAAGTCTAAACTCATCGGCAATAAGATCTTTGGATTTCCTTCTGCCTACTTTTCCTGTCATCATATCTTGTACTTCTTTATTTAAAAGAAACTCGTTTGGATTTGCATAAGAACTAAGTGTAGATAATGCATAATTACGATCAAACATTGGATTTTTATTTATATTCTGACTAAAGAAACCTGCCAAATCACCAAAATCATCTTTTGGCATATATAGATCTTCAGTAAAATTATCTCTGAATTTACCAGCTAATTCATAAGGATCAAATCGTATTGCACCATAACCACCAGGGCTTGCTGCACGGCTACTGCCACCACCACCAAATAACTTGCTTAAGCCAAACGTAGCGGCTGATCCTGCAACTGCTGGTAATATTGCTCCCGCTAGTGCTGGTAAAACCATTTACATCTACCTCATTATTTATTTATTATCGCAGACCCAAGTCACCCGAACATCCTCATCCTAGCTGCTGCACGTTGTTCAAAGCCAGGGCCTGATTCACCCATAGCTGCACGTGTTGCTAGCAAATCCCTAAAAGGACCTGAACGTTGTAATTCAAGGTTTCGTTGTGCTGCCTGCTGATCTAAGTTTAATCCAAACCTTGCCATGTCTTTTCCAAGGTTGGCATTGATCATTGCAGTGCCCAAAGCTGCATCAGCAGTTAAACCTTGGGCTGCAAGCATGCTGCGACCATAGTTATCAGCTGTACGTCCTGCAAGAATGCCGCCCAGTCCTGCTGCCGCAAACGGCATTGCATCTTTTAATTTAAAGCCATCGAAGAAGCCGCCTCCTGTAGGAGCTGGTGCTCCATAAGAAAATGAACTTCCTGTAGGAACAGTGACATTATATGAAGGAGAAGCGCCAGGGGGTACAAGTGCCATAATTATCCAATCAAGGGCATATTCTGGAAGTAACGACCTGTCGTTACCTGTGGTGTACTAATTCTACCAAAATTATCTCTAATACCTGCTAAAGCTGCATCAGCACCTGCGTACTTAGCAAACTTCATGTCTTTAACCATATTAGGAAGGCCCTTGTATAAGAAGCCAAGCATGGCTGAACGTTCACCATATTTCTGTGCCCGTGCCATTTGACGTGCAGCAATCTCATCCGCTAACTCAGCTTGTTGACGTTGATATTCAGGCGACATTAAAATATCAGTTCTCTTTCTACTATCAGCAAGAATATCTCTCAAAAGATCTGCGTTGGTTGAACCAGTTTCTTTTGTTGTTGTATCTTTTTTACTTTTTGGTTTTTTATCTTCATCAAAAATATCTAAACTATAAACATCACTAATGTCTGTACCCAAAAAGGGCATGTATCCGCCAGATAATTTAAAAGGGTTTTGTCCTTGAACAAAGGGCTGTGTTTGTCCGTATCGTTGAAATGCAAAAGACATAATCAACCAAAGCTAATATTTGGTGCTTGCATTACACTGCCTGCATAAGGATTAGCAGTTAATGCAGTTCGTAAGTTAGCACCAGCTTCTGCTTGTGCTCCTGTAGCTAGTTTACCAGCAGTAGCCACGGTACCCAACATGGCATAATTACCAGCCATGGTATTAGCCATTGCTTGGTTGCGAACAAGCTCAGCATTCTTCATTTTCTGAATTAACGGATTCATTGCTTGCATTTGTTGCAACTCTGCTTGCATATAGAACTGAGTTAAATCTTTTGTTGCAGTTAAATTTTGGCCCAACATCTGTTCACGTAGACCTAAATCTTGTGCCGCAATCTTTCCTCTTGCTGCTAGCTGGCTACCAAGCTCATCTTCCTTACCTTTTGTAGGTTCACCTGTAACTTTCCGCTTTGCATACTCAGCTCCTTGGGCACCAGTGGGGGCTCCTAATGCCGCACCAACTGCTGGTAAAACAGCTCTACCCACTCCCTTTAAAGGCCCAGGAAGAAGAGCAGATAGTCCATAACCCGCAGCAGCACCGAAACCGCCTCCTGCAATGGCACCTGCTGCACCAACTGGGCGTCCTTCTTGTGCTTCACTAATTGCAGTTCCAAGGGCAGGTAAAGCGGCTAGGCCCATGCCAAACCGGCCAGGATTATTAACAACAGCTCGTTGTGCTTGTTGTGCTGTTTTCCCCATAGGCTGCAGAATATTTTGTAAGTTTTGGTTGTAAGCACCCATATTTAAACTTGGACTACCTTGAGGCCTCAGTCCCATTTCTCTCACAACACCTGCAACACCTTTTGATCTGATTTGTTCAGCTGGAACACCGGCTTGCAATAATGCTTTCATGGCTTGTTGTTCATTCTCAAAGCCGCCTCCTGCGTACAGCTTCATAAATGAACCCATATCCATTCCGCCTACACCTGTACGAGTACGTCCTGTTCTTGCCGCGTAATTTTGCATGCCTCCTGCATTGCCTACATTTGCTTGCATTTTTATACGTTCCAATAAATATATCTATGGTTAAATTCTATATCAACCAAGTCGAATTAATTCCTGTCTACGTTGTTCTAATTTTTCAGGTGTATTTAAACCAACTTCTTCTAACGCTGGATAAGGTCCATAACCACGTATTGCAGCCATTACAAGCTC